CCCTATATGCGGCCCTATATGCGGCCCTATATGCGGCCCTATATGCGGCCCTATATGCGGCCCTATATGCGGCCCTATATGCGGCCCTATATGCGGCCCTATATGCGGCCCTATATGCGGCCCTATAAAAGCCAAATAAAAAGCCCGTCGGTTTAAGGGCTCCCCCCGCCCTTATAGGGGGGTTTAAGGGGGCATCGCCCCCTTACCCAGAGCACATCACACACCCTTCGGTCGCTTCTTTATTTTTATTTAATTCAGGTTCAATTGTAAATTGCTGTGGCTGATGCCTGGCTTTTCGTCTTAAATAATATAAGCCAGTTTTAAGCCCTTGTTTCCAACTATAAAAATGCATATTTGTTAAAACTTTATGATTAGGTTCTTCCACCCATAAATTTAAACTTTGAGATTGGCAAATATAAGCTCCTCTATCTCTAGACATATCAATTAAGTTTTTCATAGACATTTCCCATACAATTTTATATTTTTCTTTTAATTGTTTTGGAATTGATTCAATATATTGAACACTTCCTTTATTTTGAATAATATTATTCTTAATTGTTTCATCCCAGATTCCTAAAGATATTAAATCTTCAATCAAATACTTATTTGCCAAAACAAACTCTCCTGCCAATGTTCTACGTGAATAAATATTACTTGTTAATGGTTCAAAACATTCATTATTTCCTAAAATTTGACTAGTGCTGGCAGTCGGCATCGGCGCAACTAATAAACTATTTCTTAATCCATATTTTTTAATACTCTCTTTTAATAAATCCCAATCATAATTAATAGTAGAATCCGAATCCTTCGCCGGGTCAACATTCCACATATCAAATTGTAAAATCCCTTTATGAGCTGGGCTATTTTCAAAGGATGAATATGCACCGCAAAAACTCGCACAATAATCTAAAGTATTCCACTCAGTTTCAACCTCTTTTCTAATTGGTCGATGTTTATCTAATAACACTTTAAGAATTTCATCTTTGGCTCGCGAAAGTTCAATTGAGGCGTCGTGACGGTTATAAATTGTATATTCAGTGCACAAGTCAGAATCGTTTTTAAAGCTCCAATTTTCTAGTCTATAATTATAGAGTAAATGATTCATCTCATTTTGCCTTTCTTTTGCAATCTCATTAGACTTCTCTAATGCAGCGTGATAAATCGTTTTAAAAATATTTTTATTAATGTTTTTGGCTTCAGCACTTTCAAATGGATAATCTAATAATAAAAATACATCTGATAAACCCTGCACGCCAATTCCAATTGGTCTGTGATATAAATTACTACGTTTAGTTTTTATTGTTGGATAATAATTAATATCAATTATTTTATTTAAATTGTCAGTTACTATTTTAGTGACACTATGAAGTTCTTCATAATCAAACTTATTTCTTAAAAGATTTTCAACCATTTGATAATTTCCAACTAAATAATTGTTGTCTACTAATTGCGGCAAACTATCTACTCCATATCTTGTTTTAAATGTATTATATTCTTCTTCATTACCATTCTCAATAATGCATTCTTTAAAACTAATTTTGCGTTTTGTAAGCAACCCTTTTAATAATAATGACTGCGAACAATTTTTTTGAATATAAATAGTCACGTTTGTAAATGGATTCTTTGTATATTTAACAAATTTAGTTAATCCAATTGATGCCAAATTACAAACTGCTGTCTCATTTTTATTGCTATATTCAGTAATTTCAGTGCATAAATTACTAGATTTAATGGTTCCTAAGTTTTTTTGATTCGTCTTTGAATTAATATGATCTTTATAAAGCATATAAGGCGTTCCAGTTTCTATCTGAGAATCTAATATTTTTAACCATAAATCACGCGCATTAATCTGTTTAATATATAATTTTTTACTCTCATAATCATTATATAATTTTTTATACTCTTCTCCATAACAATCTTCTAACCCAGGCGTTTTATTAGGACAAAATAAAGACCATTTACTATTTGTATGAACGCGTTCCATAAATAAATCAGAAATCCATAGAGCATAAAATAAATCTCTAGCCCGCAACTCTTCATCTCCGTGATTTTTCTTTAAGTCTAAAAAATCTTCAATATCTGGGTGATGTGGTTCAATATAAATCGCAAAACTGCCAGCTCTTTTACCTCCACCTTGATCTATATATCTTGCAGTTTTATTAAACACCCCTAACATCGGAACAATACCATTTGAAGTACCATTCGTTCCTTTAATATGCGACCCAGTTGCTCTAATATTATGAATATGTAAACCAATCCCTCCTGCGTGTTGCGAAATAATAGCACATTCTTTTAATGTATTATAAATACCATCTACACTGTCATCCTCCATTGCAACTAAAAAACAAGAACTTAATTGTGGTCTATGAGTGCCAGAATTATATAATGTTGGTGTTGCGTGTGTAAAATATTTTTGCGAAAGTAAATTATAAGTAGTTTTAATCTTATTTAAATCATATAAATGAATAAAAATGGCAACGCGCATCCACATATATTGTGGTCGCTCAATAATTTTTTTATTAAAATGCATCAAATAAGCGCGTTCAAGCGTTTTAAATCCAAAATAATCAATTAAATAATCCCTCGAATGAACAATTAAATCATTTAAATAATTTTTATGCAAATTAACAAAGGTTATAAACTCCTCAGTTACTAAATGTTTGTCTGCCAACTCATTCATTGCATCAGAAAACAAAGGGGTCGTATTTTTCTGCAAATTAGAAACAACCAATGCACTTGATAAGACACCATAATCTGGGTGTTTTGTAGACAGAGAGGCTGCCTGTTCCGCCGTTAATTCATCAATTTTACTTGTACTAATATTATCGTGTAATTGATCAATCACTTTAATTACTAACCCTGTATAATTTATTTTTAAATTAAACTCCTCTCCAATTTTTTTAACTCTACTTAAGATTTTATCAAATGACACCGCCTCCTTTTTTCCTGACCTTTTCACTACAATCATATCTTTTGTTTCATCTAATGTAGCGGTTGTTGTTTCCATTTCCATTTATATTTATATAGCGTTATTATTTTAAGCATTTTTTAATAATCAATTAGTAGTTGTAATTGAAATAAAACATTTATTTACTAATTTATTATATTGATTGTCGTAATTGTTGTTGTTGTTATTGTTGTTGTTGTTGTTGTTGTTGTTGTTGTTGTTATAAACTCGTTTCTTTGGTGCTCGGTGTTCACATCCTTCAATTCTTTCTTTTTCAATTGTATCCCACACATCTTTTATTTTAGGTAATGCATATTCGAACCATAATTTATTTCGTAAAATTAATACATTACTAAATACCTCTAACTTCCAATAAATTGTTCTTAACCATTGTGAGTCAATATTTTTTTCATTAATAGTATTTTCTTCCCATACATTATATTCTTCTTGACTTAATAAAAGTTCTGGATATTCATAATAAGTATTTCCATTTTTTGAGAATAATAAAATCACGCCTTTTTGTTTATTATCATTCGAATAGTTAAATGTTCCATCATTTATAAACTCATCATACCCATCATATTCAACAAACTTAGTTTCTAAAAAGTCACACTCATTTAAATCACACGTTTCTAGTTGCACTTGAACTTGAATCCAATAATCCATTTTTGGAATACCTGTTATTGTTCTGCTTACTACATTTTTAATTTCCAACATTCTACCATATCGTCCATTATTTGGATCCATATTAATTCCATCAGGTGACGCTCCAATAAAATAATATTTTGGATGTTGAATACAACCAAACTCTTCAATTATTGTATTATACGTGTGTTCATATAATTGAACCGATATAGGTTCATACTTTTGACCCCAGTGCATTGGAGAATCTAATGATTGTTGCGCAAATTCAAATCTTGATCTACATTTTTCATAAATGATACTATTAATAATTGGTTCCGAACCAAATACTTTCCAGATTGAACTCGCTGTTAGTAAATTATGTCTAAATGCATACCACTCATCTGTTCTCTGTGCTGGTTGTTCTGCGTTTCGCAAATATTCTAATTTTTTATCTAAATGTGTTTTATTTACTATTACATTTCGAATAAAACTATTACTATAAGACCTATATGGTATAATCTTGCACCACGCGGTTTTAATTGTTTTTTTAACAATTGTTCTTATTTTTTCATTAGTATCATTATGACCATTAATATTGTTAGTATTGTTAGTATTGTTAATACTAATATTCGAATATATAATATGATTATAAATATAATCTGTTACCTTAATATCAAAGCATTCTTTACTCAGTTCTAGAATATTTTTAGTGACATATTCTTTAAATAATTCTATGCACTCCGTTTTAATTTTTGCAATGTCTAATTTACTCGGTCTAACGTTAATGACATTTGCCATACTATACTTTAATATTATTAATTGTTTATATTTATTATCAATTTTATATTTATATTAAAATGATAATAAATATTAAATATAAAAATTGGTCTCATTTCAAGAAAATCCTCGTGAGCGAATTGAAACCCACGAATTGTTACAAATTTTATAATTGTTATAATATAGAATGAACAATGTTTTACTATACAATTATTGCGTATATTTTAATTGGTGTGCCGTTATTATAGCTTATTTGGTATAGAATGCTTAAATTCTATAATTTTAGTGTGTTAAGAGTCTCTTTATATGCTTTTAATATATTTTATTGCTGATTGAACTATGTAACCCACTATAATTGCCAAGGCAAGACTTTCACTATAAATACCTAAACTTGCTGTTAAAAGAATAATTAACCATTCGCTTTTGAACTTCTTTATTAAATAGTCATACTTGGCTGTGCCTGTTTTAAACGCAATCATTATCATAATACCAATAATTGCGGGCATTGGTATTTTGTTAATAGTACTTGAAAACATTAATGTTAGTGCTATAAAAAACAAACTGGTTGCTCGTGAAGATACTCGTGTTTTAGAGCCATTTTCCACATTATATTTACTTAGTCCAACAAATACACAGCCTCCAAATCCACCGCATAATCCAGATATTATATTTCCAACGCCTTGTGCTAATGTTTCTATTAATGGACTACTAATAATTTTAAGTTGTTTACTTGTATCATCAACCATAAAAATACTCTCAGTTAACCCAGTTATAGCCATTGCAACAGCAAAAGGTAGGACTTTTAAAATATTTGCGCTTGTTAATTCTACGTTTGGAATATTAAAAGCAATATTATTTATTTTAGTACTACCTCTTGTACCTACAATTTCTATTGTTTGTTTAATAGGCATAATATAATATAAAATGCTTAATAGTATAATAGCACTTAGTGCTCCAGGAATATTAATTTTAATACTTTTTGTTTTATATGAAAAATTATACAAAAATCTACCAAACACAGTAATGAAAAGACTAATAAGAGAGAATAATAGTGTTCCTGTTAATTTATAATTATCACTATCTTTAAACCAATTTTCTGTATTAGGATACTTAAAATTTTTAATTAGTGATTTGGCTATTAAAACACCTAATGCTATTAAAAATCCAGTCATAAGTGGTTGACTAATGTTTGAAAAATATTTATATAATCCACTAATTCCAAATAATAGTTGAATAAATCCACCAATAATAGCTGTTAAAAATACATATTCTGTTCCATATAATGTTTTTACACCAAGCAATGAGGTAGCTACTGCTCCAGTAGCTCCAGATATAAGAGTGGGACAGCCTCCAAATATAGATGTTACAGATGACATAATTGCGGTAGAAGTTAATCCTACGGACGGAGGAAGTCCTAATAATAATGAAAATGCAATACTTTCTGGAATTAACACTAAAGCAATTGTAAATCCTGATATTATTTCATTAATAATATTAGTCGGTTCCATATATTATTTTATATTATATTATATTATATTATATTATACAGCTATAAAATATTTAATATTAACTTTTAACTTTTATTAGTATTCTCTGGAGAGACTGCTCTAACTGCCATTTTATTTTTTCGAGTGGGCCCTAGATTTTTTAAAACAGATTGTTGATGCTTTTGACGCAATGTAAATTTTCTTGTGCTATTATTAAATTGTAACGTTGGAATACTTTCTAATACGCCAGATTCTTTTTTATAGATAACATCTTTATTTCTTTGGAGCGATTTTTTATCTAAAATAGTACTCAAGTATTTTTTTAATTCTTCTTTTTCATCAATATTTAATTTATGTGTAATTGCAATAGTTTCAATATATTGCGTTATTTTTTCCATTTTTGCCGATTTATCTAATTTATTCCATGACTCTTCTTTGTTTTTCTTTGTTTCATTATCTAATAATATATCTAAATTTGATATATTATTTATTACTGAGTTTAATTTCTTTTGATTTCCATTTAAAAGCATTGTTTTATATTTAATATTTTTTAATTCTTGGCACTCATTGCTCATTCTTATATATTATATAGTAAATTAATTTTAACTATTTATTTATATTAATTAATTATTTATTAATATTATTTATTAATATTATTTATTAATATTATTTATTAATATAAAGAAGAAGAATGAAAGAAATCATTGTTAAGTTTGAAAAAGGTCCAGCGAATAAAAAATATACGGCTTATATTAAAAATAAACAAACAAAAAAAATAAGAAAACTGCATTTTGGAGATAAAAATTATCAACAATATAAAGACAGAACGCCGCTGCAATTATATAAAAGTCAAAATCATAATACAAGAAAACGAATGGAAAATTATTTTTTACGACATTCAGGAACAAAAAATAAAACACTAGCAATTAAAAAAGAAAAAGCCAAAAGCGATGGCTATTATACACCAAAACTATTAAGTCATATTTATTTATGGTAATATGAAAATATAAAAACAAAAAATATAAAAATTGAATTATAATATTAAATAATAAAAATAAAATAACAGTAATACTATTAGTATGCCTTCCTATCAATTCAAATTATTTGAATACGACATAAGAGAGGATTTACATCTTGAAAAAATAGAATATGTGCCTGGAAAAGATTTAAAACAATTTATAATTCAAATGTATGGAATTGACGAAACTGGAAAAACTGCTTCTATATTTGTAAAAGATTATTATCCATTCTTTTATATTAAAGTTGATGATGACTGGAATAATGCAAATGTATCTGACTTTATTTCATTTCTCAGAAATAGTTTAGGAAGTTACTATGAAGACTCGTTGTTATGTGGAAAATTAATGAAAAGACATAAACTTTATGGATTTGATAATAAAAAACAATATAATTTTATTAAAGTCAATTTTACAAGCTTACAAGCCTATAATAAATGTAAAAACTTATTTTACGATGAAATAAAACAAAATGGAACATATGAAAAAAAATTAAAAGCAAATGGAGTAGAGTTTTTAAATTGCAAAACTGAATTATATGAAGCACAAATCCCTCCCTTGCTTAGATTATTTCATATTTGTAAAATTAAACCCTCTGGTTGGGTGGAATTAAAAAACGGCACTTATGATATTACTAAACAAAAACTTACAACCTGTGATTATGAGTTTATTATCAATTATAAAAAAATAGTTCCGTGTACTGATCCAGAAAAAGAAAAAGTTTGCGTTCCATTTAAAATTTTGAGTTTAGATATTGAAGCTTCTAGCAGCCACGGTGATTTTCCACTTGCAAAAAAAAACTACATTAAAGTTGCCACAAATATTATTGATTATTTAATAAATAATCAAGTAAAAGAGTGCACTACTACATTATTAACAAAATTAATCAAGTCCGCATTTAAGTATGATGAATGTAAAGGGATTGAGCGTGTTTATTTAAAAACTAAGATCAGCGAAGAAGAATTAGATGAAAAAATAGAAGAATTGTTTAAAATTAAACCAGCAAACCACGCAACTTATATCGACATAAAAGAAGAATCGGAAGATGAACTAGATGAGGATGACGAGGATAATGATCATATAGATGCTGATTATAATCATAATAGTATCGAAGAAGTGGCGCATAAAAAAACATATAAGGCAGGACATAAAAATACTGAATCTAATATTTTAGAAATTATAAATGACTCTAGTCTACGAAATACTAAAATCTTAGAATTAACTAAATGTTTTGGACAACACAATCCAAATCATTTAAATAAATGGGAAGGATTATTCCCAGAAATTGAAGGAGATAGAGTAACATTTATTGGATCTACTATAAGAAAAAACGGAGAAGCCAAGCCATATTTAAGACATTGTATTGTTGTGAATAGTTGTGACCCGATTGAAAATGCAATTGTAGAAACATATGACACCGAAAAAGAAGCATTATTAGCTTGGACCAATTTTATTCAAAAAGAGAATCCAGATATTATAATTGGATATAATCATCACGGCTGGGATGAAGGGTTTATGTTTGACCGCACTATTGAATTAAACTGTATGCCTGCATTTAGCAAATTATCCAGACTAAAAAACGAAAAGTGTTATAAAGAGGTTTGGCGAGGCCCTGATAAACCACGCGCAATTTCAATTGAAGAAAACAGTTTAAAAATTGCGAGCGGACAATACAATTTACGTTATTTTCATATTTCTGGTCGAATGCAAATTGATTTTCTAAACTTATTTAGACGCGAAGAACAGCTGCCCAGTTATAAATTAGATTATGTTTCAGGGCATTTTATTGGTGACATAATTACTGAGGTATCCTATGATAATGCAACCACACGTTTAGTAACAAAAAACTTAACTGGGTTAAATGTAAATGATTATATTGTAATTGAAGAAATTGGCCATTCAACCGAACAGTTTCAAAATGGTAAAAAATTTAAAGTTCATAATATAATTAACAATACTATTGTTTTAAATGAAATCATTGAACCAGATAAAACAAAAGTCTTGCGGTGGTGTCTTGGAAAAGATGATATTGGACCACAAGATATATTTAATTTAACAATCAATGGCGGCGCAGAAGGTCGTTCAATTGTTGGAAAATATTGTTTAAAAGACACTGAACTAGTCCATGATTTGATGCGAAAAAATGATACATTAACTACTTATACAGAAATGTCTAATTTATGCTGGGTTCCAATGAGTTTCTTAGTGTTTAGAGGGCAGGGCATTAAATTAACCTCTTATGTTGCACAAAAATGTCGCGAAAAAAATACACTTATGCCTGTAATCGAAAAAGACACTAGCGATGATGGTTATGAAGGCGCAATTGTATTGCCGCCAAAATGTAATTTATATTTAAAAACACCAGTTGCGTGTGTAGATTATAGTTCGCTTTATCCGTCCTCTATTATTAGTGAAAATATATCACACGACAGTAAAGTATGGACAAAAGAATATGATTTGCAAGATAACTTAATAAAAGAAACTGGAGAAAAAGAATATGATAATTTAGAAAATGTTGAATATATTAATATAACATACGATACATTTAAGTGGGTTAGAAAAACACCAAAAGGATGTGCTATAAAAGAAAAATGTGGTTATAAAGTATGCCGATTTGTTCAATATCAACAAGGAAAAGCAATTATGCCTTCTATATTAGAAGAATTATTAGCAGCCAGAAAAAGCACAAAAAAACAAATGAAAAATGAAAGTGATCCTTTTATGACGAATATTTTAGATAAACGACAATTAGCAATTAAAGTAACCGCGAACTCATTATATGGTCAAACTGGTGCTAAAACGAGCACTTTTTATGACAAAGATATTGCTGCTAGTACTACTGCAACTGGTCGAAAATTATTGATCTATGCGAAAGAAGTAATTGAAGCTTGTTATGATAATGTGCAAGAAGCAACAACTAATCATGGGCTAGTTAAATGCAAAGGTGAATATATTTATGGAGACACTGATTCAGTATTCTTCACATTTAATTTAAAAGATATGGAGGATAAACCAATTATTGGAAAAAAAGCATTAGAAATCACGATTGAACTGGCAAAAAAAGCCGGCGCCCTCGCAAGTATGTTTTTAAAAGATCCACACGACTTAGAATATGAAAAAACATTTCTACCGTTTTGTTTGTTGTCTAAAAAACGCTATGTTGGTATTTTATATGAAGATGATGTAAATAAAGGAAAACGTAAATCTATGGGAATTGTATTAAAGCGACGTGATAATGCGCCAATTGTGAAAGATATCTATGGCGGAGTAATTGACATATTAATGAAAGAACAAGTAGTTCATAAGGCAGTGGATTTTGTTAAACAATCATTGGAAGATGTAGTTAATGAAAAATATTCACAACAAAAATTAATCATCACAAAATCGCTGCGGTCTTATTATAAAAATCCAAAACAAATTGCACATAATGTATTAGCTATGAGAATAGGAGAACGCGAACAAGGAAATCAACCAAAACCAGGTGATAGAATCGAGTTTATCTATATTGAGAATAAAGACAAAAAAGCATTGCAAGGAGAAAAGATTGAAACTCCAGCATTTATAGAAAAAAATAAACTTAAAATTGATTATAGTTTTTATATTACCAATCAAATTATGAAACCACTTCAACAAGTATTTGCTTTAATCTTAGAAGAAATGGAAGATTTTATTGCCAAACGCGGATTGTCTATGAAAAGCTGGAAAGCCGATATTGAAAAACTGCAAACTAAATGGCCAGAAAAAGAAAAATTCGCAAAAAAATATGAAGAGTTTAGATGTAAAGAAGTGAAAAGTATTTTGTTCGACCAATTTATTAATAAAGTTAAATAAAGTTAATCATTAAGCTCAAGATCATCCACAAATAGATGCAACAATTTATTATGTAATTTTTTTACTGCGTCCCATTTTGCTTTTGGTGTTACTAAGAACATTGAGCTTTGTTCAATTGTATAACTAAATTGATAGTGATTGTATGTTAAATATCCTTCAATAATATCTAATTGTCGTAACCACCATTCTCTATCTTCTGTTCGTCCAGTTAAATATTTAACGCAATAGGTTAACACAAAGTATAATTCATTTAGTATATGATATCTAAAATAATAATTAACACCTATAATTTTGGCATTCACACTTACAATGAGTTGTGCTGCCGTAATTTTTTTTGATATATAATTAAACCAATGGCGAATAATAGTATTTGCACTTTTTTCCCGATGATTGTTTAATACTTGTCCGTATATCTTAGAAGACAATTCAATCGGCAAGCACGGAAAATTGCATAGATGAAGCATAGTGTTAGGGTTAGTCTTGGTCACTTGCATTAGCAATACGTAGTGTGTGTTGTTATTATTTAAATTTTAAATATTTCAATTTTAATTTTTATATTTAAAATTTTAATTTTTATGTTCTTGTTCTTCATGTTCTGCCATTAACCACGGAGAGTTTTCATTTATATTTGGTTTTACTTTCACTTTATTTGCAGTAATTTTCAGCTTTTCTAATATATATTCACCGCAAGGACCACAGTTGTCTTCGTTTGCCAAATCTATTTTCTTATTTATTTTAATTGCACATTTTTCTTGCCCCCATCGACCAAGTGGCCCTAATTCATTTAAAAATAACATATTAAATACCGTCTTGCTATATATAAATTTTTTTGCTTTTGTAAAAATCATTTTGCTTTTTAAATTATTATGATCTATTTTTAATAAAAAATAGATTCAATTTTTATTATAAATATATAATTTAATATATTTTATCTACTATTTCTCCTTTTGAATCATAAATCCAAATCTCACATAAATAACCAGCATCTTTTAATGCTTCTTGCTTTAAATAAATACTATCTTGTTTCTTTTCAGCAGTCCATGTTGATTTTACTTCAATACATCTATTTTGTGATTTAATAAAACAATCTACAAAATATCTATGTTTTTTATCATCAGCGTCTTTATACCAAATAATAGGTACCTCATTTCTACTTACTATAATATCATTTTCTGATACATTTTCTTTAAATAATAAATCATTTAACATATAATTTTCATATCCTTGTATTCTCTCAGTTCTTCCTGAAGGAAATACATAATCATATCCATTGTATGCATTTTTAGACGCTTTTTCTGATATTTCTGCATTTTGTGCTGGATGTTCGACGCCGTAATTTTTTAAACATGTTGTCTTCTTTTTATCTTTAACCTCTTCTGATTGTGAAGGGTTTTCAACACCTAATCTTTCTAAATTGGTTGCTTTACATTTATCTCTTACTTCTTGTGATTGTAAAGGATGTTCAACACCTCTTCTTTCTAAATTAGTTGCTTTCATTTTATCTCTAACTTCTTGTGATTGTAAAGGATGTTCAAAACCTAATCTCTCTAAATTAGTTGCTTTCATTTTATTTTTTACTTCTTCGGATTGACAAGCATATTCAAAACCATATTTTTGTAAACAGGTATCTTTAATTTTACTTTTTATTTTATCTGATTGTAAAGAACATTCAACCCCATAATTTTTTAAAGTAGTCGCTTTTCTTTTATCTCTTACTTCTTGTGAATAAGAAGGATTTTCAACACCATATCTTTCTAAATTAGTGGCTTTTGCTTTTCTAATTCTAATTTGTGTCATATGTTTTTTACAATAACACCCAGTATCTATAATTTTTCTAAAAGTTTTATCACATAAATCATTACATTCTATACATTTTTCTTTAATTCTATATTCGCGATTAAGATTTATATCACTATAATCGGTTGTTGAATTAATATTATTTTCTAAAAAATATTTTTGTAATAATTCATTATTATAGCTAATTTTAGGTTTACTCATATTATTATACTATAAACAAAGTTAGTATAATAATATATTCAATTTTTAAATAATAAAACGGTATATATATATTTTAAATTGAAATAGTTTTTATTATTAATTAAATACAATCTAAACTATGAAAGTCCTCATCGTATTCTTGTTCATGCTAATTATTACACCGCGTGCGATGTCGTATGGAAAGGTTTATCCTACACGTCTTCAAGATAAACATAAGACCTCTATTAAATCCAGTCGTTGTGTTATAAACGATATTTCCAAATTGGTCGAGTTTGCCAATCTCATTTCAGATGTAAATAATACTCGCAGAGTTTTAGAACTTCGCGAGGGTATTAATGAAGCTAAGGCAAAGCACTTCACATTTCAGTGTATGTGTGGAACTACATATGCTAGTGTTTTTGGCGTTAAATATTTAAAATAGTTTAAATATGCAAAAAACTTACATCCAAGGATAAGGTAAACGCGCCATTCTTTCCATATCCCAATTAGCTCGTGGTCTAATAAGTTCTCTATAATTTTCGTTTATTCCTTTTTCTAATTTAGTTAATCCATTCTCATTCCATTTTAAAGCATATTTTGTATATGCTCTTTCTTTTAGTAAGTTGGCAAGCCTAGCAACTCTAGGATCTGGATCTGGCAATCTGAATTTACTACGCGTTCTTCTGGCTGGACCATCAACTCCTTGCTTTTCTAATTCTAATATTTCGTCATTTTGTTTAGCAAGCATTTCTGTATTTAAGGTAAATGCGGCTTTCAAAAGACGTTCATATTCCGCTTTAGCGTTATCATCTAACAGACCAGGTAATCTTGAATCAAACACTCCTCGTGCATTTCTTTTTGTTTCTCTTAAATTGTTATATTTTTTATTTCTTTTTTTATTTCTTTTTTTATTTCTTTTTTTATTTTTTTTATTTATATTTATTTATATTTATTTTTTTTTATTTATAGTATAATGGATTTTTATACTAAGTTGTTTTGGATGTTTTTCTTAGCATTTATCTTTTTATCTAGTTATTTACTTTGCTGTACTAAGAAAACAAATATATTTTATTTACAAATAGCTTCTGGTATAGGAATGTTTGCAACAAGCAAAATTGGAAGAAGTTTTTTAAAAATAACTTAGGTTAGTTTTAAATAGTAGGAATAAATCGCCAATTCAATTCTTTACATATTTGTTTCCATATTTCATCTTGTTCAATTATTTTCTCTCTATCCTTTAACATCGGAAAGAACGGCAGAAATTCTTTTTGATTTAGCAATTCGCATAATTTATAAATAGTATAATAATAATTTAAAAAATTAACACGCTCTTCTGGACAAAATTTCGCATATGGAACTTGTATTTCGGTGAAAAGATTACATAATGTTTCTTCTAATTCAGAAGTCATTATAGGTGGGCGAACGCCTAACTTATCTTTTATAAACGGTATATGCTCATAATATTTATTATATTTTAATTTTTTAAGTACTTCTTTTATTTTTTTATTGCATATTGTTTTAATATCTAATCTTTCTTTTTTAATTTGTTGGCTTATATTTTCAAGTATATCATCCGGTATTAAAGTTGTTTCTTTAGCTTGAAACTGTGCAAGAATCTCTCTAAAATGATTTATTCTTTTATAAGAATAAAAACAAACCTCTTTAGGCGGTTCTTTATAACTTGGTTTATCATTTTCAATAATATATTTAAGATTTGCACTGCAATTATTACAAACTAAGAGGCCTTCATGTTCAATATGAATTAACTCTCCAAAATTACATATTCTACATATATCTGCTTCACAAATAAAATTATTAATATCGATATTTGTTGGATCAATATTTGAAAAATATTTTTGTATATTAAGATTATTTTTTGTAATGCAATTGTCGCTACAATCCGATATTTTGAAAAACTTTTCTAGTACTATCTTATTACTTGCTGTATTAGGTATATTTTTTTTTTCTTCAAAATAATTAAAGATATATGTAGAATTATCTAAAAAATATTTTTTTTTCTTTTTTTTAAGACTATTAATTTTATCATCTATACTTTTAATAGAACATTTAATTTCTAATTTTTCATCAAAAGATTTATTATTATTATATTCTAATAATAATTTTTTTCTATCATTTTCTAATTTAGGAATAATTTCATTTGAATTTTTTATAAACTCATCTAAAAACTTTTCGTGTTTGTAATCTAATGATTCTTTAGGTTTTTCAATAATAATTGTTTTTAGATTTTTAGGTTTAAAATTATTCATTTAATAAATATTAGTAATTATATATATTTAATTAAATAATATTTATATATATTAAGGATAATATTCATTTTAATCATTATTATTACAATTTAGTTAATTAAAGTAATAATTTAAACACTTTTTAAGAGTTTTTAAGAGTTTTTAAGAGTTTTTAAGAGTTTTTAAGAGTTTTTAAACATTTTAAACAAAAAAAATTTTAACAAAAATATAAATATTAGTTTAATTTATATTTTTATTAAAATTTTTTTCTTTTGTTATATTATAAAATGGGAGGAGGCTTAATGCAACTCGTCGCTTATGGCGCACAAGACGTTTATCTTACTACAAATCCACAGATCACATTTTGGAAGGTGACATATCGTCGCTATACTAATTTCGCAATGGAATCGATTGAGCAAACATTTAACGGACAGGCTGACTTTGGCCGCCGTGTAACTTGCACTATTTCTCGCAATGGTGATTTAGCATATCGCACATATTTACAAATTACTCTACCAGAAATTAACCAGCAAATGAACCCCACTCCTGCCCGCTCGGTACTCACCCCCGCTGGCCCCGGCGATCAGCACCGTGGAGAGACCGGCGTGTTTGCTCGCTGGTTAGACTTCCCCGGCGAGCAAATTATCTCGATTGTTGAGGTTGAAATTGGCGGCCAGCGCATTGATCGTCAGTATGGTGATTGGATGCATATTTGGAATCAGTTAACTCTTACTAGCGAGCAGCAGCGTGGCTACTACAAGATGGTTGGCAACACTACTCAGTTAACCTTTATTACTGACCCATCGTTTGCGGCGGTGGATGGCCCTTGCGCTACCAGCGCGCCCACCCAGGTCTGCGCCCCCCGCAATGCTCTTCCAGAGACCACACTTTATGTGCCTTTACAGTTCTGGTATTGCCGTAACCCCGGCCTTGCTCTTCCTTTAATTGCTCTTCAGTACCACGAAATTAAGATTAATCTTGACCTTCGCCCGATTGATGAATGCTTATGGGCGGTTACTTCGTTAAGCAACACCTCATCTACCAGCTCCTTAAAAGTGTCGACCGCATACCAGATGTCGCTTGTTGCGGCCTCGTTGTATGTTGATTATGTGTTTTTAGATACCGATGAGCGCAGACGTATGGCTCAAAGTGCTCACGAGTATCTTATCGAGCAGCTTCAATTCACTGGTGATGAGTCGGTTGGTTCTTCGTCTAACAAGATTAAATTAAACTTTAATCATCCTTGCAAAGAGCTTATTTGGGTTGTCCAGCCTGACGCAAATGTTGACTATTGTGCGTCGTTAATTACTGGAACCCCCTTATTCAGCGTTCTTGGTGCCCAGCCATTTAACTACACTGATGCGATTGATGTCTTACCCAATGGCATTCACGCGTTTGCTGGCCCTGGCTCTGTCAGTGGTCCGAATGCCTTTATTAACACTTCTGGATTCTTCGAGGATCCCGGTGCCACTGATGCGGTCACCTTCCCTGGTTGGGATTATCAAGCTCCCAACTTCAACCACTCTGGATTCGTTCAGTCGGCAAACCAAACCTTATTAAATACTGCCAATCAGCTAGGTTCGACTGACTTCCAGTCCTCGGTTTCGGATGCCGGCACATTTGTCTTAACTGAGACTTCCCTTGACATGCACTGCTGGGGTGAGAATCCAGTTGTTACTGCCAAATTACAGCTTAACGGCCAAGACCGCTTCTCTGAGCGTGAAGGCACCTACTTTGACCTCGTTCAACCCTACCAGCACCACACTAGAACCCCCGACACTGGTATTAATGTTTATTCTTTTGCTCTTCGCCCTGAGGAGCACCAGCCATCGGGCACTTGCAATTTCTCGCGAATTGACAATGCCACTCTTCAGCTTGTGCTTTCTAACGCGACTGTTGGTGGCACCAATACTGCCAAGGTCCGTGTCTATGCCACCAACTATAACGTCCTTCGTATTATGTCGGGTATGGGTGGTTTAGCTTACTCGAATTAAACATTTTAACATACTAATATAATTAGCTTAATTAGTTTATAATTAGTTTATAATTAGTTTATAATTAGTTTATAATTAGTTTATAATTAGTTTATAATTAGTTTATAATTAGTTTATAATTAGTTTATAATTAGTTTATAATTAGTTTATAATATGTTATACATTATAATATATTATGAAGTGTCTTTTAGTAACAATTGCAATTGGAGAAAAATATTTAGAAGAATATAAAAAATTGTTTTATAAAAGTCAAAGAGATTACGCTGTAAAAAATGGTTATGATTTTAAAGTTGTTAGAGATTTTTTAGATAAAAAGATTATTAATAAAGCTACAATTTCATTTAATAAAATATTAGTTTGTAATCAAGAATGGTCAAATGATTATGATTTTATTATATTTATAGATGCGGATATTATAATTAATATTAATTCTCCACCAATTCATAATTATATAGATTATGGTGATAGCATTGGAATCGTTGACGAATATTCTCAACCTTCTAAACAAAGAAGATTAAAATTACAGCAAAAAATGGGGTGGGAGACAACAGCAGTTAATTATTATAAATTATGCGGATTTGATATTCAAACTGATATGGTTTTTAATTCAGGCATTCTTGTAATGCAACCAAAAAAGCACAATGATTTTTTATTAAATATATATAATAAATATATATTGCAAAGTATATCACATCCTAGAGGGTTTCATTTTGAACAATCATGTATAGGTTATGAACTTCAAAAAAATAATTTATATAAAGTAATAGATAATAGATTTAATGCTGTATGGGGTTTAACTAAATTAGATAATATTGAAAATATTAGTTTAAATCAATATTTAAATGATAATTATTTTATACATTTTGCAGGACATACTGATTATGATAAAATAAAAACAATAGAATATAAGTAATATTATTTATAATATTATAAATAATAGTAATATATATGGATTTAAATATAAATAATTATTCGCTAGATGAATTACATAAGTTATTTAATATTACAGATAATAAAATAGATATAATTACAATTGAAGATTATTTATCAAAAACGATATCATTAATTAGTGTTCAAGACAATGATGACTTGCCAGAAAATAAAGAAAAATTAATTAAGTTTTATACAAAAGCAGCATTTAAAATCTTTAATTCTAATATTAAAAACAATAATTCAATGGAGATAGACTATCTGGGCTCACTTGCTCTTGATAGTACTAATAGTTTAAATCCCAATGATCCCAATAATTCCAATAATCCCAATAATCCAAATAATATTAGTTATTATAAAGAAAATGAAGAAATAATTAGTACATTACTTGAAAATAATACAAATTTTAAATCTAACCTATTAGGCGATGCAAATCGCGAGTTACAATCAGAAAAAAAAGAAACATTATTTGTGAAAGGATATTTAAACAAATATACAGAAGGCTTAGTAAATCCATTAGAAAGAGAGACTACTTCATCTATTTTATCAATAAATAGTAAGTTTAGAGATAATAATAGTAAAAGTAGTAGTGACTTTATAGTTGAATTAAATGACCCTTATCATAATGTAGTTTCAATGAAACTAGCATCTATTGAGTTAATTAATAGTTATTACACTATTTCTGAATATTTACGAACAAATAATTTTTCAGTAACATTTTTTCAATATAATAGCACCACAAATGATATCTCTCAAAACTCAATATCTACAGAAGACTTTACTATTCCAGATGGAAATTATAGTGTAACAGAACTAGTAACTATTATAAATAATGATTGCTTTAAAAATAATCAAACAGATTCGAAAGTTATTAAAATAGTAAAAACAAATAATACAGGCAAACTATTGTTTGTAGTAAATGATAGCAGTGGAAATCAACCAGCACACGGTTATAAATGGGGATTTAATTTAAATTTTACTGATAAAATAACCCCAAATAGACCGGCATTTCTAAATTTGGGTTGGATATTAGGTTATAGAAAATTAAATTATAATTTTTTTAAAACCATAAATAATGAAACTTACTATAATCAGAATAAAACAATCAGCTTAGAGGTTGGATTTAACCCGGAATCAACTGCAAATACAATTGGCACTCGTTATTTTTTACTGGAAGTAGATGACTTTAATAAAAATCAAAGTAAACTTTTTAGATTTAATGCTGAATTAAAAAATAATAGCTCAGAAGCATTTACTTATAGTGTGTCAAATATATTAGCATTAATTCCAAATAGATGTAATTATTATGACAAAAGTTTTGAAGATTATACAGACAAAATATTTAACACTAAATTATATTTTGGACCTGTTAAAATCTCAAAATTAAAAATCAGATTATTGGATGAAAATGGAGTAGTTGTAAATTTAAATAATATGGATTTAACAATAAATATTGCAATTGAAACTATCAATAAACATCATAATACGTTATCTAAATAATTAAATAATTATGTATGTCTTCTTGACTTTTTATGTCTTCTTGACTTTTTATGTTTTTTTGAATATTTATGTTTTTTTTGGGTGCCTCCTTTTTTAACGTTTTTAACGTTTTTAATATTTTTAAATTTTTTTATTTTTAAATTACGTATAAAAAAATTAAGTAAGTCATCCGCTGTTCTAGACCCATCATATATTTGAAGTACATTATTATTTTTTACTGTTAAAATTGTAGGATAGCCGCTAGATACTGCAGCTTTAATTTTACTATTAGTTAAAATTTTATCAAATGCTTTATTTTCTATATTATATATTTTAGTTATACCATCATCATTATAAAATTTTAATTTATCATCTAGATCTTTTAAAACAGGTTTTAATTGCTCACAATAGCCACAGCCCGGCATTGTGATTATTAACCCACTATGTTTTAAAGATACCTTAATATTACTATCTTGATTTGTATAGTATATAATATTCATTTATATATTAATAAAATATATTAATATATTATATAATATATTATATAATATGTTAATTGATATTTTTTATAGTATTTTAATAATTATAATTATAGTAGGCATTTTTTGGTTTGTGAATAATTATAATAAAAATAAGAAGGAGGATTGTCCTGATGTATTAATACAAAAAGGTAAATATATATATTTAATGAATAAATATAAAAAAGCAATTCTTAAGTTTAATAATTTAGACGAATATCGTAAATATTATAAAAGTCAACAAGAACAAGGAAAAAAATGTCCTGAATTATATTTACAAAAAGAATATAATATTCAAGGAGAAGCAGTTTTTGTTAATAGAAAATCTCCATTTGAAAAAGAAGGCGGCGCACCTTCTATTTCTGGATTGGATTTATATAATACTAATAATAATTCTTTATTAGTTGATTCTACGCGGAATAATCCTCCATTTAATAATAATTTATATCCTGGGTTTGACCCAATGAACCAATATATAGGACTTGAAACTCCATTAGATAAAATGTATAATAAAGACTCCAGCGTTCCTCCCATATTAACTACCACAAAATATGAAGGGTTTCAATTTAATTAACCAGTAATTAAACATTTATTTACTAATAAATTATCTATGTTTTCTAATTCTTTTTCTGTCTTTTTACTTAATAGTGTCCAATTGTTAGTATCATTATTAGTATAATTATTATTATACTGAATTGTATAACCATTTTTATGATAAAATTGTCGCCGCTTTAACCATTGTTTTTTAAATATGTCGTGTTTGTCTATTATATCTATAACTAAAGGATTAGCATGTTTTACTCTTAGAATACGACCAACTGCTTGTTCTATTTCAGTTTTAGGTGTCACAAACACCAATGTTGTTAAAGTTTTAATGTCTAATCCTTCCGATGCCATTGAATATGTAGCCACCAATATTTGTTTAGTTTCACTAATTTTAAGATCTTTTTCTTTCATTCCTCCAACATAATAACCAACTGTTGTAATATTACGATGCTCTATTGCTTTAAATAAATATGTTAATAAACTTTTATTATGTCCTAAAATAATCATTTGTTGGTTATTATTAAGTTCCAATTCATTTTTAATTATTTTTAAAATAAACTCACTTCTAATATTAAAATTACATAATTTACTAATCATAGTACTATATTTAGCATTTCCTCGATGATCATATTCAATTGTATTAAAATCTTCATCATTCACATTAAACTCAATTGCTTTTATTAATACACTATTATCGCTTTCACGTTTCTCTTTATGAATAATATCTCCAATAAACAATTTAAATACTTTTGTTAATCCATCTTTTCTATTCATTGTAGCACTTAAGCCTAATGTATACATTGTTACGACTCGTTGTAATGCTCTTACAAATACTTCAGCTGATATATGATGAACCTCATCTACAACAGTTAACCCAAAACTATTAAATTGTGACTCGTGATAGTCTTTCATTGATAAAGATTGCAGCATTCCAATGACAATATCTTTATTATCAATATCTATAACTTGTCCTTGAATACGGCCAACATTAGCATATGGCAGAAATTGTTTTATTCTCTCGATCCATTGGTCTACTAGAAATCCTTTATGCACAATAATTAATGTTTTAACGCCTAATTGAGCAATAATTTTTAAAGCTAAAACTGTTTTACCAAATCCAGTATATAAATCTAGAAGACCGCCAAATCCTCCATTTTTTATAGTATTAATATATTTATCAACCACTAATTGTTGATCTTCCCGGAGAGAACCATTAAAAATTATATTAATTTTTTCATAATTATTAATCTTTATTTCATTTGGTTGACCAAAATGAGTTATTCCAAATACCCGAGGCACATAAAACTTTTGCGGGGATTCTTTATATATAGGAAATGCTTCTGATTCTACTGGTGATTTAGGAATATATGGTTTAGCCATTAATTCATCTCTTATAAAAACAGATTCTTTAAGTGACAATGTGTTTTTATAAATAGAATATCCTTTTTGTCCTAAATATGTTTTATACATTCTATAAAATACTAATATTTTATAGAATAATTTATTAATATTCTTCAATTTTATATATTTTATTTTATTTTATATTTTTTTATTTTAATTAAAAATATAGATATTTAATATATATAATATGTTTAAAGTGATCATTAGTTTGTTATTTCTTTTTATTATGTTAGCATATGTTTTTTCTAGTGAGTTTATTACATCAAACACTATTTTAAAAGATTTAAGCTTATATGAAAAAAAAATACAAATAGAAAACCCTGTTTATAATGAACCAATTCAAAAAACCCTTGAGGAAGAAATTGTAACAACTGTGAAAAATGAAAATAATACTAGCACTCCAGCTGCATATTTTCCTATTTTAGAATCAGTTTCTAATGCTGCCAATTTAGAATAAATATATTTACTATATTACTAATTAGGGTTTTTGTAAGCTAGTTAATTGACTGTAGCCATAATCTGTTTTTTCAGTAACTACATTAGACGTATTAAATAATACATCTCTTACTTCATCTGGTGTAGCCAATTCACCTTGTTTTAATAATCCATTTTCATTACTTATAATGTCTTTTACATTTACAAGTTCGCCATCCTTATTTATTGTTTGTGTTAATACATTTCCTGTTTCTTTTGCCTTTTTAATATTCTCTTCAATCGCTTGTTTTCTAGCTTCTTTAATCCGTTTATCAAATTCTGTTTTAGCTGCTTTTTCATTTTTCTGCTTTTCATTCATTAACTCATTTAGTTCAGATTCTAAATATTCAACTTTACCAGTTTTATATGCTTCTGGATGCCAAGGAAGCCATACACCAACCGGTCCAACTAAAATATCGTGATTTGGATCTAGCTCTCTCAGCACTTTACACCGCATTTCGGCTTCTTCTTGCGACGGAAAACAGCCTCTAACTTTTAATCCTCTTGTTGATGTTTGAAACTTATTATCCTTATTAAATAACTGTTCTAGTCTCTCTTCATTATGGTCAATATAGGTTTTATATTCTGCATCTAAAGAAATATTAAAAATATTATCTTTTTCTAGTTTTGCAAACTCTTCCAAATCACTTTGTAATTTGTCAAAGGGTAACTTATATTTATAGGCTACAAAACTTAAAAACTGAGTAAATTTCTCAAGCGATTTAAATAAATCATATTGTTTCATAAACTGTTCAAAATAAAATTGCTCTTTTTGTTTTAAGATTTTTTCTGGGGAGAGAAAAGATAAACATACAAATTTTTGTCCAGCTAAGGATTGATCTTCATCTAATAAATCAACATATTTTACATTTTGTTCTTCTTTAGTAATATCCATTATAATATTTATTACTTGTCATTTAATATTTAAGTATTTATTTTAATTCATTAATAATTATTTTCTTAACAATTATTATATGTCATTGATTGGATATTTAGATATAAATGAATTGTTTAAACGCGCCTTAAAATATTTTTTTGAAGGTATTATTGTTGCCTTAGCAGCATATGTTATACCTACAAAAAATATAAGAATTGATGAAGCAGCTTTAATTGCATTAGTTGCAGCAGCAACCTTTTCTATTTTAGATACATATTTACCCGCACTTGCGGTAAGTGCTAGAACTGGCGCTGGCTTTGGTATTGGTGCCAATCTTGTAAGCTTCCCACACGGCCTATAAATAAATAGTAAATAAATATATTATCTATACACATATATATAGATAATATGAGTAATTCAATAGAGTTAATTGAAAACGAGTTTAGACAACAATTAAGTCAATTAGATGCGTTCTACAGTAACAATTATAGAAAAATTATTAATAGTCGAATGGCATATCGCGCTAAAACTTTTTATATTAATCAGTTAAAAAATATGTATACTACTAATAAAACTAATTTAATTAATTATAAAAATAATAAAATTAGAGAATATTTACTACAACAACAACAACAACAACAACAACAACAAGAAGAAGAAGAAAAAATTATAAATAATATAGAATTAAAAGCATTAATTATTGGTATAAATTATTTAAATACAGAAAATGAACTTTATGGATGTATTAATGATACTAACCATTTACAAAATTATTTAAGTAATAAATATAATTTTACTTCTAATAATTTATGTTTGCTAACTGATAACACTATTGTTAAACCAACAAAACAAAATATCTTAAAAAAATACAAAGATTTATTAATTAATGCAAAGCCCGGAGAAAAACTTTTTTTTACCTTTAGCGGACACGGGTCATATATGCAAGATTTAAATAATGATGAGCTCGATAAAAAAGATGAATTATTAATTACTATTGATAATCAATATATTAGTGATGATGAACTTAAAACAATAATAGATGAGTATTTACCAGATGGCGTTAATTTATTTGTTATTTTTGATTGCTGCCATAGCGGAACTCTTATGGACCTAAAATATAATTATTTAGCTGGCAATGAAGACCTCATAATTAATGAAACAATTAAAGAAACTAAAAGTAATGTATTTTTGATAAGCGGTTGCTTTGACTCGCAAACAAGCGCAGATGCTTTTATTGATAATAAGTTTCAAGGTGCGTTAACTTGGTGCTTGTTAAAAACATTAAATGAAAATAATAATTTAACTTGGAAAGACTTGTTAATAAATATGAGAACCTTATTACATCTTAAATATAGTCAAATCCCACAATTGTCATCTGGTAAAATGATTGATATTAATTCTCCCATACTTTTTTAAAACATAATTTAATATGATATATGATATATATATTATATATGATATAATATATATATAATATATAATGTCAGCATTAGAGATAGAGTGTCAAGAAAAACTACAGCGTGAGCGAATGATTGCAACAACACTTCGCTTTAGATTGGCGCATGAACGCAATAAATTGGCTGATCTTGTACGAGCACATGGTGCATTGCTGCGTTCACAACGGCAAGCAGCAGAACAAGCAGTGATAGGATCTGTAATTGTTTCTGGTGTTCCTGTCGCAGGAAAAAAACTCAGAGTTGTAAAACATTTAAAAAGTAAAAAAAAAGTAAAAAAAAGAGTAAAAAAACGAACACAAAACAAAACTTAATATTTATAGATTAAAATCCGCCTCGTAAACGTAATACAAGATGAAGAGTGCTTTCTTTTTGAATATTATAATCGCTTAATGTTCGTCCATCTTCTAATTGTTTACCAGCAAAAATTAAGCGTTGTTGGTCTGGTGGGATTCCTTCCTTATCTTGAATTTTTGCTTTTATTGTATCAATTGTATCTGCCGATTCAACTTCAAGTGTAATTGTTTTTCCGGTTAATGTTTTCACAAAGATTTGCATCCTTATATTATTATAATATTATAATATTATAATTTATTTTTATATTAATTTTTTATATAATTATCCAATTATCCAATTTCTATATTTTGGTAAATTTTATTTTCTTTATAAAAAATGGCTTTAAAAAATATAAAAATTAAGGAAAATCCTAGTTTAATTAAAAATATTATTTTATTTACAATCACTTTAATCGTTTTAAATATTTGAGCAAATAAAGCCATCATAAGTTTTAACATACTTTGATAATACTGAGAAATTGCTTCAAACATATAAATATTTATATATTACAATAATATAAATATTTAATTTTTTTTTGATTTACGATTTTTATGATTACGTGTACTTCTAGTTTGTTTAGTGCCACCTCCGATTTGCGGCGCAGATTGCTGCCCCAATGGCTGCACAGATGGCTGCCCCGATTGCGGCGCAGATGGCTGCCCCGATTGCGGCGCAGATGGCTGCCCCGATTGCTGCGCAGATGGCTGGGCTGGTTGCTGCCCCCAGCTAGGAAGCAAGTTGGAAAACCAACCCGGTTCAGCAGGAGCTGTCTGGGACCCAGTGGCCGCAGGCTGCGATGGCTCACTCGGCACTAAGTCAGTTTGTGCAGGTTTAACTCTATTATCAAAATCTGTATGTTGTGCCTCACTGCACCACCAACCAGCAAACTGAAGAAACTGTCTTATTTGGTCTATATCTTTAAATATTTTTAGTTCTAATATTTTTAGTTCTAATATTTCATTTTCAGCTATATTAATATCTATAGTCTTATCAGAAAGCTTTACTTTTGAATATAATGATTCATTTAGAGCTGATATGTCTGGCAGTGTGATTACTACTGTATTTTGTACTGTTTTTTTATTTTCGTCTTGTATCATTGTTGTATTCATAAACTCAGTTCTATCAAAGTTAATTTTATTAACGCTAACATTAGCATCTGTAATCTTAGATTTTAAGTAGTAATTGCTAAAATAAATATGATCATCCACAAAAATACATCTTTCTGTCTCTAGAGTTATTTCATTATTAGCAGCCATTCTTATATTACTATTATATTATATTTATGTTTATATTTATGTTTATATTTATGTTTATATTATTGTTATGCATATTATAAAGATTCTTCGCAAAAGTCATCTTCTATGTTATCTTTTGAGTTTATTTTTGCAGCAGTTGAAGCAACATTATTATTAGAAACTGGGCCTCTTGGACCGGTTGGTCCTATTAAACCAGGCGGGCCTATTGGACCAGTTGGTCCCATTAGACCATTTAAACCTCTTAAACCAGGTAGGCCTATTGCACCATCTTTACCGTCTTTACCTGCTGGCCCAGTAATCCCGGCGGGTCCAGAAGGTCCAGTTGGACCTATAGAACCCGGCGCCCCATTTATACCATTTGTACCTGAAATTCCTTTATCTCCTTTATCTCCTTTATCTCCTTTATCTCCTTTATCTCCTTTATCTCCTTTATCTCCTTTATCTCCTTCAGCACCTGGCGTACCTGGCGCACCTGGCGTACCTGGCGTACCTGGTGTACCTGGCGCACCTGGCGTACCTGGATCTCCTTTATCTCCTTTATCTCCTTTATCTCCTTTATCTCCTTCAGTTTCAAATTTTAATTTAACTTTATCAAATATAGTCTTTATTTGAGTACCAGTTAATGCTCCATCATATATTGTTAAATCTCTCATTGAGATATTTGTATTTGAAGAGCAATACATGGCATGTCTATCTCGTCCATAAGCGCATGCTACTTTACCAGCTGGTGGTGTACCTGGTGGCTTGTCATCAAGTCTAGAGTAATATGGAGTTGAGCTTGTTTCTAATTCTCCATCAATATAAAAATCCATTATCTGCTTAGGGTTCTGCGAGACAAGGTCTTCATTTCTTACTACAAATGTAAACATATATGTTTTGTGGAATGCAATACCCTTAGACATGCTATTACTTAATTGGAAATTATGATTTGTAGGACCACTACGGTCAGTAGAACCTTGTGTAAAAAAGAACAAATGGTTCTCAGCGTAATTATCATTTCGACGAACAAAAATGATAGGACATCTTGCAAAAGGTCCCCATTCAGCATCAGCATTAAATGCCTGTATTCTACAAATACTAGTCCAATGGTCGCCCCCAGAGTATGATGCTGCCACTCCAGTCGAATGATATATAAAATTAATAGAAATCTCCGGTTTTGTTAGAGTCAATAATGGCAAGTTACTAAGATAGGATTGAGTTGGATTATAACAATTTACAAAAGTGTTAGGAGGTCCTTGAGGTTGATAATTTGTCGGTAAACTTATGCCATCAGTAAAAGGATTCGATCTTGAAATTGTAAACACTTCTTTTTTTGAGACCATATATTTTATTAACATAATAGCTAATATTAATATTAATATGAATAATAATATATAAATTATATTTTTTGTAGTATATATTTTTTTCATATAATATTTAAAAATATTATTATTTATTTATTTTAAAATAAATCAAAATAAATAATTGAAACTATATAAAATTAAAAAACTAAATATTATGAGTAAAATGAGTATTTGGAAGCCTATAACTATTAATCCAAATTATTGTATAAATTGCATAGGTCAAGTTAAAAACAATAAAACAAATAAATCATTAACTCCTAAAGTAAATACAAAAGGGCAGTATGTAGTTAAATTAAAATTAAATACAGAGTCTAAAGAATCTAAAGAATATAAACTTTATAAAGTAGATAAATTAGTTGCAAAAGCATTTATTGTAAATCCAAATAATTTACCATATGTAAACCATAAAAATGGTTTATTAAATGACAACAGAGTTTCAAATATTGAATGGACTGCAGCAAAACCAATAACTATGCTTAATACTTTTAATACTTTTAATAGTAGTATTTATCCTAAAATAAAAATTTTTGTTAAATATACAATTTGTAAAAATGAAAATAATCAATCAAAAAAACAACTTTATTTTAAAACAGAAAAAGAAGCATTAGAG